CCCTCTGTACCCTGTCTTAATTCAATCAATCATTGACAACATGAACCTGTCTAACCGTGAAGAGCTAATTGCTACAATGAAGCAAGCCTCACAGGTTGATCCACAACAGCAACAACAGCAACAGCAAATGCAACAAGCTCAGATGCAAGCTCAGTTAGCGTTCCAAACAGCACAAACAGCCGCTCTGGAGTCGCAAGCACAAGAGTCTATAGCTAGGGCGCAGAAGTACTCTATGGAGTCTCAGATGCTTCCTCAGGAGCTTGAGATTGATAAGCTAAAAGCTATCACTACCAACATCCGTCAGGGTGAGGAAGACGATAGAGAGTTTGAGCGTAGGCTAAAGATAGCTGATCGCTTGTTAAAAGAGAAAGACATAGACTTGAGAAACCGAGGAGGTCAAGCAAATGGTAGTGTCACAGGTGCAACTCAACAAGGCGCTGGAGGAGATCAACAGCAGCTACAACAAACTCTTGAATCGCTTAGCGGCGCTGGAGGAGTTGGTCAATGAGCAAAGAGAAAGACCCAAGACTAGCACGAGCAGGGGTAAAAGGGTTCAACAAACCGAAGAGGACTCCGAGTCATCCGACTAAATCACACGTGGTAGTTGCCAAGGAAGGTGACAAAGTTAGAACAGTCCGTTTTGGTCAGCAAGGCGTTAAAAAAAATCAACCAGATAAAAAGAAATCTTTTAATGCTAGACATAAATGCGACCAAAAAAAATCTAAACTAACAGCAGGATATTGGTCCTGTAGGAACTGGTAATGCCAAAGCAAGGACTATACGCAAACATTCACGCTAAACGTAAGCGTATCAAAGAGGGTTCTGGAGAGAAGATGCGTAAGGTAGGTAGCAAGGGCGCACCAACTTCAAAGAACTTTAATAGAGCGGCTAAAACAGCCAAGAAGAGGAACTAACTATGCCAATGGTAAACGGAAAGAAATACTCATACACAACTAAAGGCAAAGCAGCAGCTAAGAAAGCAGCAGCTAAGTCAGGCAAGAAAATGAAAAGCGTAAAAAAATAACTAAAAATTAACTTGACTTTTACTTAAAAGTATGATATAATATACCTATACTATAGCATAGTATGATTGTAAAGTCAACCATTAATTTAGACTGTCCGAACAGGAGAAACAGTTAATGACACCAGAAACAGAAAAGTACTTTCGTGATCTAAATGATATGTTCCGCACAGAAGGTTGGAAGATTCTTTTAGGAGACATTCGAGCATCTGCAGAGAGTGTTAACTCAATTGAAGGTACTAAAGACGAGCAAGACCTCTACTTCCGTAAAGGACAACTTGCAGTTATGGCAAACATCCTTAATCTTGAGACTCAGGTAGCTACGGCTCAAGAGCAAGCTGAAGCAGACGATATAGCTGATGCTGAAGATTAGAGATTTTCAGTGTCCTGACGGGCACACCAAAGAATACTTTGTTAGCGATGATGTTGTACTTACTAGGTGCGAGTGTGGCAAAGACGCTAAGAGAGTGATCTCTCCAATCAAGTCTGTACTAGAACCTCACAGTGGTGACTTTGCAGGAGCTACTATGAAGTGGGCTAGAGACCGAGAAAGGAAGATCAAACAAGAACGGAAGGCAAACTCTTAGAGCCCTTCTACAAACTACCAATCTCCATAATGCTAATGCACGGGGTTTAATAATGGCAGCACAATTAATAGATGAGCGTCCCGAAGAGGATAACGTAGATACAACAGAACTTGATACACAAGAAGAACAGTTTCAACAAGAGCCTCAACAAGAGCAAACTCCAGAGACTGATGATTTACCTGAAAAGTACAGAGGTAAGTCTGCTGCGGAACTAGCGCGTATGCACCAAGAAGCTGAAAAGCTACTGGGCAAACAAAGCGGTGAAGTAGGTGAATTAAGGAAAGTTGTTGACAGTTACATTCAGACACAACTCTCACAACAACAAGCACCACAAAAGTCTGATGATGAAGATTACGACTTCTTCACTGATCCTGACAAGGCAGTAAGTAGAGCAATTGAGAATCATCCTAAGATTAAAGAAGCTGAACAGTACACTCAACAGTACAAAAAAGCCTCGGCTTTAAATCAGCTTCAGGGCAAACACCCAGACATGGAAGCGATCCTTAAGGACAACCGCTTTGCAGAATGGATACAAGGCTCTAAGATTAGGACTCAACTGTTTGTACAAGCTGACCAGCAGTATGATTATGAAGCTGCTGATGAACTATTCACCCTGTGGAAAGATCGTCAAGCAACTGTCACTCAAACTGCACAGGCAGAGAAGGCTGGACGGAAAGAAGCGGTAAGGTCAGCAAATACTGGCAATGCTCGTGGAAACCCTGACAGTCAGTCACGTAAGATTTATCGGAGGGCAGACATTATTAAACTTATGAAAACTGACCCTGACCGATACCAAAGCCTATCTGACGAGATCATGAAGGCGTATCAAGAAGGGAGGGTCAAATAGCTAATTCTAGGAGAATTTAAATGGCTACTTCTGTATATCCCGCCACTGGTGGTTTTGTAGATAACACTTCTGCAGCAACTTTCATCCCAGAAATCTGGAGTGATGAGGTTATTGCAGCCTATGAGAAAAACCTTGTACTTGCTAACCTTGTCAAGAAAATGTCAATGACTGGCAAGAAAGGCGACACTATTCACATTCCTAAGCCCACTCGTGGTGCAGCGAATGCGAAGGTTGAGAACACAGCTGTAACTGTTCAGAATGCTGTTGAGACTGAAGTTCTGGTCACTATCAACAAGCACTTTGAATACTCTCGTTTGATCGAGGACATTACTGAAGCACAGGCTCTTGCGTCTCTTCGTCAGTTCTACACTGGTGATGCTGGTTACGCACTTGCTAAGCAGGTTGATGATGATCTGTTTGGTCTTGGTAAGTCATTCGGTGACGGTGACGGTTCAGACTGGGTTCACAGCAATGTTTACTACAACGATGCTTCTACTGGCACAACTGCTTATGCTGTTGATACTGTAGCAGCTGCTGACGTGTTCACTGATGCTTTCTTCCGTGACATGGTTCAGAAGATGGATGATCAAGATGCACCTATGGATGGTCGCTTCCTTGCTATTCCACCTGCGTTGCGTAACGCTATCATGGGTATTGATCGCTACGTGTCTTCAGACTTCGTAGATGGTCGTGGTGTTGTTAACGGTAAGATCGGTAACCTCTACGGTATCGACATCTACGTTACTAGCAACTGCCCAACCATTGAAACTGCAGGTGACAACTCTGCTGGCGGTGCTGTACGTGGTGCTATCCTTGGTCACAAGGACACTATGGTAATGGCTGAGCAGCAAGGTGTTCGTTCACAAACGCAGTATAAGCAAGAGTTTCTAGGTACTCTGTACACTGCTGACCGTCTGTACGGTATTCAGGTACTACGTCCTGAGACAGGCTTTGTTTTAGCTGTTAACGGCTAAGTAACCTCTAGCCCCTCTTCGGAGGGGTTTTCTCTTTTCTTGTTTGTTTTCGTAGGAGCAGTGAATGCCGTTATACAGGGGTGATGGTGGAGCAGGGGACGCAAGCACAGACGCTTACGCTTCCCAGATTGCCACCTATGCACAAACTGCCACTACTAAAGCAAACGAAGCTAGTGCGAGTGCATCAGCTGCATCGTCTAGCGCAACCGATGCAGAGACTGCACAGACAGCAGCAGAACTAGCTGAGACTAACGCTGAGACTGCACAGACCGCAGCAGAAGCAGCACAGACCGCAGCTGAGACTGCTGAGACCAATGCAGAGACTTCTGAGACTAACGCAGCAGCCAGCGCCTCAGCAGCTTCCACTAGCGCCTCTGCCGCCTCTACATCCGCTAGCAGTGCGTCTACGTCAGCTACTACAGCTACCACTCAAGCTACTAACGCAGCAACGTCTGCGTCTAATGCTTCTACCTCAGCTACAGCGGCAGCGTCCAGTGCGTCCTCTGCATCCACTTCAGCAACCAATGCAGCCTCTAGCGCATCGGCAGCGTCCACAAGCGCCTCTAATGCGTCCACAAGCGCTTCTAACGCCTCTAGCAGTGCTACGGCAGCAGCAGCGTCCGAAACAGCGTCAGCGGCTTCTGAGACAGCCTCAGCGGCATCGGAGAGTGCAGCAGCCACTAGCGAAACTAATGCAGCTACAAGTGCAAGCAATGCGTCAACAAGTGAAACCAATGCAGCAACGTCTGCCACTAACGCATCCAATAGCGCATCAGCCGCTAGCACCTCAGCTACCAATGCAAGTAACAGCGCATCAGCGGCAGCTACATCAGCCACTAATGCAAGTAACTCTGCGTCAGCCGCTAGCACCTCTGCATCAAACGCATCAACCAGTGAAACCAATGCAGCCTCTAGCGCATCGGCAGCATCTACGTCAGCAACTAACGCTAGCAACTCAGCGTCAGCAGCGGCAACGTCAGCTACTAATGCAGCAGCTAGTGCTTCAGCGGCAGCAACTTCAGAAACCAATGTAACTAACGCATTAACAGATTATTATACGTCAGCACAGGTAGACACCTTGCTTGCAACCATTGATGGGGGAACGTACTAAATGGCATCACGTATTATTACTAAAAAGGGGTCAGGAGCGCCTTTAGCAAGTGACCTCGTTCATGGCGAATTGGCTGTCGATACGGTCAACAAACGTCTCTATACAGAGAACGCTGGTGGTACAATCATTGAGGTTGGTACTTCACCGTCCACTATTGACATCAACGCAGGCACAATAGACGGCACAGTCATTGGTGGCTCTACTGCGGCGGCTGGTACGTTTACGACAATCACAGCATCAGGTGAAATTACAGCAAACGGTGGCATTGCTCTAGGCGACAATGACAAAGCCATCTTCGGCGCTGGGTCTGACCTACAGATTTACCATGATGGTAGTGATAGCTACATTACTGAAGGTGGTGACGCTACAGGTAATTTGAACATTCGTGGCACCAATATCATACTCCGTAAAACTAATGGCGAGGCAATGATTGCCGCACAAACGGACTCGTCAGTTGACCTTTACTACGACAACAGCAAGAAACTCGCCACCACCGCCACAGGTGTAGACGTCACAGGGACTATCACGGCTGATGGGCTTACTGCTAACATAAACACAGGCTCTTTTAATTCAGACACAAAAATTGAATCAGTTGTAGGCGATGTAACTTTTAATTATGACACTTTTGGAGGTAGCGGTAATTACGCAGGCTCTATTGATTTTTATACAAAAGAAGCTACTGGTAGCAAACGCATTAGACAAAGAATTAAAGCTAACGGAGACATCTCATTCTACGAGGACACAGGCACAACGCCTAAGTTCTTCTGGGACGCTTCTGCGGAGTCTTTGGGTATTGGGACTTCGAGTCC